CCGTAACCTGTTGCGGCATCATCGCCGGGTTGACCCCCAGCGTTTGAAAAATCTGATCCTTGGCGCTGGCGACGATCTGAAAAGCATCTTTCCACAACGGCGGAAACTGCGCGAATTGCGTATCCCGAGGGTTCGTTTCCCACACCGCCGCCACGTTGAGAACCATTGATCCAATTTTCGGGTTCTTCAACGGATCGGTCATGATGATCGGCAGCAAGGCATAAGCCGCGGCGTCCATGCCTTCGTTCACAGCATCATTCGCCGCGTACTGGAATGTTTCCACCGGCTTGAGCTTCGACACCCCTTTGAAGGAACCTTCAACCTTATCGACGGGAGCCGACAGAAGCGGAACCTTATCGCACCAATACGGATTTCGCTTCACACTCAGGACGGTATCGGGCCCGCCGTAATAGATGCGAACCAACCGGCGCTCGCCGTCTATTTTCAGTTTCATCCACGTCATATAGACGTGCGCCATGCTCTTCTTGCCGGAATATTTTATCCCTGCCGCATCAACCGACTTGGCTTTCTTATCGGGTACTTGATCCCTTTCCCTCTCCGCCATCGCCTTAATCAGTTCCTCACCCTCGTCCTTCTCAATCTCCCCCTCGCGAATGAGCGAGCGAATTTTCGCCTTCGACCAACGGCGCAATACAGTGACCGAACCGCCTTCCTCGATTGCATCCTCGATCGTCTCGGCGGAGGGCGGGAGCACGAGCACGTCCGGGTCAGGTATGATTTCAACTTTCGGATGCTCGCTGACAATCGTTTCCTCTTTGATATCGTCGAAACCTTCGGAGTCGGGAATTTCCATCCCATCGATCTTCGGTCGGCGCTTCACCCGCATGGCGACATGCCGATCCTCGCGCGCCCAGCTGACAAGGATGTTGTACTGCCCTTCAACATCGCCGTTTTTCATCAGCGCCGGCATGATCTTGGTCCGCAGCCGGGCTTTCCTGATGTAAAACTCAAGCAGCGACATAAGCGCCTGCGGCTTACCTTCCGATCCGGTGATCTCAATATGCTTGCCCGAGGTGGGAAATATCTGGTTGACAAACCGCGTCTTGCGCGCATCGATCGCATCCTTCACAATCGGCACGAAAATCTTGGAATTGCCCGAGTAAAACTGCTTGGGTCCAATATTGCAGTTATAAACGTCCCAATAATCAAGCTGATCGTTGGAACGCTCCCACTGATCCGAGTAGCCCTTCTCGATATCGGCGTAAGCTTTGATGCATTCCGACTTTATGTCGTGATCCCCAACGAGCTCTTCCGACCGGTCTTCGGTCTGCTCAATCTCACCTTCGTCGTCATCGTCATCGGTCATGCCGTGACGAATGTCGTCATCATTGGCCATTTTTCTTCGGCTCTTCAACTTTTGTCTTCGCCACCACTGCATCAGCTTCCTTCTTCCGTAACCACCCAGCGATCGGCTCGACCACACCGAGCGGCTGCGTATTAAGATATCCGAAAATATCCTTGTATTCCTGCTCCGTCACGGTAAATGGCTCGTAGGGTGGCGATGATGGCGCCTGCTGTGCCAGTGTAGGAACCGCTGTGATGGCAAACAGAAGCGCAAGTGCAAAACGGATCATTAATACCTCACTGAATGGTTACCGGCGGCGGCGCCACGGCTGGTGTGGTGTGATATTGCTGCACACTGTTCGTAGTCGCGTTCATGAAGCCCTGTATCCAAGCCAGAAATATCCCAACCGCCGGTACAGTAACAGGAGGAGTATTAGTTCCAACAAGCTGCGCATTATAATTCGCTGCGATCCAAGCTATGATCTGCAGCAAGTCTGCATCACTAATCGTAAATGCTTTACTGCCATTAATGCCGCCAGTAGGCGGCCACGTAAGATTAGCCGGCCAACCTGGAGGAGCTGTCGCCGGCAGCGCCGCAAACCCCGCCGACGTGATCGTAACAGTCCCGGCAACTGCGCTACTCGCCAGAACCAACAGACTTACGGCCGTTAGAAAGATTTTCATTGCCATAGTTTCCCCTAGTTGCGTTTGAATACGAGCCAGCGGCCTACCGTAACGTCATAAACCAAGTCCGCAGATTGGTTGGGACTGAGTACTATGCTGGTTCCAGTGGAACACAGGAAGCGGTTGGTCGCCGTCGAGCCTGCGTCTTGGTGGCTGAGTGTGAGCGTGCCCGCGGCGGCTGTGTTGACGATTAGGTATATTTGGCCATCGTTTTGAGTGGCACCGCTGTCAGATATCCAGCCAGTCAGTACCGAGTTAGCGGCGTTCGCTGTAATCCGCTGGAAATAGGAGCGATTTCCGCTATTGTAGTTGTTAGTAGACCCTGACGCCAGCGTGGCGGGGGTGTTGGCGGCAAAGGATAACGAGCCGGATATCCTAAGAACAGCATTAGACCCACCCATATCAAGGGTGAGCGAGCCTGCCGAGGTGTTGAACAGTATCGAGTCGAGGTTAAGCCTTTTTCCACCAGCTATCTGCGTGTCGCCGTTAAGAAAGATATTCAGACCGCCAAATAGGGTGCTGATTGGAGTATGACTGCCGACGATGAACGCTAGGTCGCGAGCGGTTCCTGTTCCAGCCGCCTGCGCCCCTATCGACAGGGTGTTTGAGGTAGTGGTCCAATCAATCACCCCTCTCTCGTAGTTGCTCGCGTCGGTGAAGGTGTTGTAGACGCGGAAGACTTGGGCGCTGGTGCTGTTGCGCTGGGCTAGGATGTTAGCGGCATCGCGGGTTAAGAATGTATCAGCGGTACCAAGGACCCCCCCGCCACTACCGAAGCCTATATTTGGAACGGTAACACTATCGTTCGGGTTACCAAACCGCATAACAGGAAAGCCACTGCCGTCAAAAACGGTTCCACCGCCGTTGTCGTTTGTAATAGATACTCCGCCTGAGCCGTTGGTAACGGTTCCAGCACTGTTTACTGTGAACTTAGTCGTACCCCCAACCTGCAAGTCCGCCAGCAGCGAACCACCTGCGCTCGCCGTGTTCGTTATGTTCATAAACAGCGGCGCGTCGAACGTCACACCGGCTGCGTTCCACGTTCCGGTAATGCTGAGCGCTTTGAGGTTAGTGGTAATAGTGCCAAGGGCTAGCGTGGCCTGCCCGTTACCAGCATACGTAAACCCGCCGTCACCACCGAACGCGCCAGCGTTGTTAAACTGCACGTCCGTGTTGACGCCGCCTGGAGTGCCTCCACCGCCAGCTCCGCAAGCGCTGCCGGTTCCTGAGAGCACGCCACCAGCACTCGCCTGTACGCACTGCGCACCAGCCCCCGTGATCGGCGTCGTTATAGTGCCGGTGAATGTAGGTGAAGCCGAGGTAAATGTCTTAATGGCGTTCGGTGTAGTGCTAACCGCCGGGTTGGCAGTCTGAAACATCGGTACTTGTTCAGTCCCGGCCAGCGCCGCCCCAGCCGTCAAAGTGTTTATTGTGCCGTCGGCCCAAGCCGGACCGCAAAGCAACAGCACGCCCAGCGTAGCGAGAAGGCGGATCACTGGATGCATAGCACCGACCCCGTGTTAATCAAAAACTTGCTGCCTACGTTTATCAGCAGCGCACTTGTGCACGTTGGCGGCGGAAGAACCCCACCGGCCCCGCCGCCGCCCGGCCCGAGAGTTATCTGTGATCCGGGGCCGATCGGGCGAACAGTCATGTACGGCGTCCGAGTAGGAGGACCTAATTGTTGCGCCATAGCGCAATTTATCGTAATTAAAACTAATAAACAGGCGAACAGTCTCATTGGAAAAACTCAATATCCACCGTCGCACTAATAGCCTGTTGGATCATTCGCAAATTTTGTATTGGCCCCGAATATTGAAAACATGTACTGGCGGCAACCGGCATCCCAACCGAAGCCGTAGGCGTAAGTGCCGGATTGCTCGCGTAACGGATCGCCTGCCCGCTTACACAAATCTGAATGATGGTAGCGACGGCGATCGGGTTGAAAGCCGCGCCGATATAAGACTGAAACGTGCTGCAAGCCGCTTGAGTGACCGTCACTGCCGTGGCCAGACTGCTAATCTGACAATAGCCAAGAGCACCGAAACGATACGGCGGTCCTTGCTGTGCTTTAGCGGCGGTCGCCAGCAAGCAACCGATTAGCATCAATACCCCAATCGCTTTTCGCATCAGGAACCCCTTGTGCGTTCGGAAGCGCCGATATCCAGGTCTGGCCCGAGGCCGTGCGCTGCACGTTCGGAACCCCGCGGTCGTCCATCATACTCGTATTCAGGAGCGAGGCAAATGCCTCTAATCCCTCCATTAAAACCCGGTAAACCCCCTCGCGCGCCGCGGTAAGCTCAATCCCCTTGCTGTCCACCTCAAGCGCGTAGCCGGCACAGAAGGCGTTGAGCGTCCACCGAGCTCGAGGAGAAATGAGAAGGGCGGGATCGCCTCTTATCGAGTTGGTAAGCAGCCGGCGAATTTCGCTTCGCCCCACGTTCTCGGCGCCGCCTCGTCGCAGAGTAGCGGGTAGCTTCGCCACACTGCCCAAAAGCCCAACAGGGTTATAATCAGCAAAATGACCAGCCCCGGCAATAAGACGTAATTCGGCCGATGGCGCCTCAAGTTTTGCCTCCTGTACCATTCTTCCAAGGACTGCACCGGGATCGCCCTCCATGACAAAATCAGCGTGAATGGACAGCCGTCCATCACGGAATTGAACCAGGACACCCGTGGTTACGCCAAGGGTGGCGTTGAGCGCAAGGTAAGTCGGCGCGCGCTTGGCAAGGTAAAGCTCCTGGGCGACGTTGACGCCGGAAAAGTCTTCGTAGATCACCACCCCGGGGCGCATTTTAAGGGCGTAGGCGAGCGCGTTGGGCGCGTCGATGCGGCCGGTGGGAAAGTTTAGAAATTGATTAACGAACTCGGGGAGCGGTTTGGCGAAGCTGGCTTCGCCCGAGGCGAAATAAGGCTGCAGGCCCTCGATGAACCCGCGTTTATTCCGCGGCGCGCGAAAGGGAATGACGGGGACCAGGATGCCGCGGCGAAGCTGTTCATGGCGGATCGGCTGCTTAAGGAACTCATTCAGTCCATCTTCCTCGACCCCGATCATCACCGGGCTCCACCGCTCCGCCACGTCGAAGATGTGCTTGACGATCGCGTCGGGAAGCAAGAGCTCGCCGCCGCCGTCCCAAACCACCAAGCGCCGGCCGATCCACGACCACACCGCCCAGCCGGTAGTAGCGGAAGTGACGCGCACGGTGCGCGCCGGATCGTAGAAGGCGAAAGTCGGCTGCCACGTGCGTATGCGCGGCTCAACACGAAACATCGACGCCTTGAATATCTTGTGCTCAGGATCATCAGCTATGCACATATATTCCCGCATATAACCCGAAATATTACCCTCGCGGGTTTCCTCCGCTTTTTTATTATCTATCCACGCCAGTGACTTGTGATCCGACCACGTCGCCACGCGCTCGCCGGCCTCGCTTACATACTCGACTGGATAAATTTGATTGATCCAGTCCGGCGGTTTCAGTTTCATCGGTAGGGCGTCACGATCAAGCGGTGTGGCGATCATGCGGATAATAGCGTCACGATCCAAGGCGGGGATCACCACGTTTCTGAACCAATCATAAGTTTCTTTTCTAGCTTCTGGCGAGCGGACGTGTTCCTCATCCTCGATATCGTCCAACAGGCAAAAGTCAGGGCGGTAGTGCAGGTGTTTAGTTCCGCGAAGAGACTGCCCGCGGCCAACGGCAATAATGCGGACGCCATTTCCTAATATAACCTCCGCCTCATTCCAAATACTCGCAGTCGCTTCGCCCTGATCGCCATAAAGCTCCGATCCCAGCTCGTTGGTGGCGAACTCGTTCTTGATCGCTCGCAATTTCTCGCACGCCCGCTTCTCGGTCGAGCCGATCACCACGCCGTTGTGGAAGAGGTTCATCCAAGCGCGGAGGACGAATACCTCTTCTGCCAAGGTTGATTTGCCGGCCTCACGGAATGCCATGGTGAGGATGCGGGGAAGGCGGGGAT